CAGATCTGGTTACATCACTAAAAGCGGAAGCAAAAAAATGTTTGGCAACGCTATCCTTAAGAACTACAAGGTTACGACGGGGAAAACATGACCGAATTCCCAGATTAAGTAGAAGGCGGAGAGTTCGACGAGCAAATCCCCTGAAACAAAAATCTTTGTTTTCACCATCTAGAAACCCCATAACACTAACCTTCTTCCTACACTTACCCAAGATGCCTTTTGGACATCTCAAAGGTAAGAACGGCAAATTCGCCTCGGCATAGTTAGAGTCATAGACTTCCTTACCGGACACTTCTACTATCTCACCATCTTCATCCTCGTAATTGGAATCAATCATACGATCTGATTGCCAGGGAAAGATTGGTTGAGTGGATTCCTCAACAGGATATCCAAAAATAGGAGAACCTATAGTCCCAAAAGGAACAGTGGCCGAAATAGATAAAGCAAGCTTCATCTGATCTCGAGTCACGTGACAACGAAAACCCGGGGGTTTTTCGACACCCATTCCTCCAACGGAAATTGGTAAGAAGAGATTACGATTAATTAGACCGCCCTCAAAAGGGACAGATGTAATACGATTAATACCCTCCTTATTCCTATGAAGATACATGGATAAAAGAGATGAGGAACGACCAGGTAAACAACCTTCTAACAAACGGTTGATTATCGTCACCTCATTCTTCTCCTCATCGTCATGAACTTTACTCTGGCCAAAAAAGAGGCCAGAGTTTAAAAAGTCAATTTGCCAAGGGGTCCCACTATCTCTTAACGAATAGTGGAAACTGACCGAATTAACATTACAGAACGTATGGTGTCGGTAGGCTTTTCCTACAGACATTTCCAACCCTAAACGCCTGCCAATCTCAGTATGAAAATCCCAATCTTCGGGACGAGAAGCATAAAGCATATCGTCACCATTGATAAGAACGTGATTGAGTCTCTCCTCAGAGTACCAGTCACGTTGGGTTTCTTGTGTAACATAAAGATACACACCTAAATTAGCAAGACATAAAAGAGGAAAGGAAAGAATCGATCCCATAAGTTGACCATTCTGTTGAGAACCTTTAATGACCCATCTCCCCTCAACAGGGTAAGATAGTTGATGAGGGCCTAAAACCTTAAAGGCTAGGTCTCGCTGTGCGTCGGGGAGATCCTGAAGTATGTAAGAAAAAATCCTACTAGAATATCTCCAGGATAACCATCAGTAGCGGCTGAATAGTCTATAGAAAACCACTCCCAATCTTTTGAAGCTTTAGTCTTTAAGTCCATCAAATCTGTAGGACTAATAGGACGATCCAATAGACGGAAACAAGACATACTGCGAAGAGCGGTATGAAGTTCCTTCTGAAGCCATTTGCAACTATAATAAGCCGTCTTGCAAGCCCAGAATTCTTAAACGTCCATCCAACTTTCGCTCCCCTTCGGGACTTTCATCCCT